GACGTGGTGATTATCTATCTGTAGCCTATGGTAACATAGTAGGTGTACTTATTGAGTCCATCAAAGAATTAAAAGCAGAGATAGAGGCGTTAAAGGATGGCTCTTCAGACTAGCGGTGCTATTAGTCTAAATGACATTCATATAGAGGCAGGTGGTTCTTCAGGTACTACATGCAGCATGAATGACACTGACATTAGAGGTCTTACTGCTGCTGCAGGAAGGACAATTAACTCTACTCCAAATGGCAACACAGACTTTGCAGATTACTATGGCGCTACTTCTGAAACAGAATTACCTACAAGTGGCAGCACAGTTAATGGACAAGTACAGCTTAAACAAATCTCAGCATCAACTTACATATCATCGGGTGGTACTTTACGTATACCTTCTAGCATGTGGGTTTGGTCTGACGATAGAACAGTAGCGGCATTGACTGTAGATATACCTTGTACTATAATAAATGATGGAAAGATTATAGGCAAAGGTGGTCAAGGAGGCTGTGGTCTTGCTTTAAAAAACACTCCTCATCCAACTGCTAGTACTTACAGGTCTGGCTATAGCACCGCTAATTTAGGCACTGGTCATGATGGTGGACCTGCTATTAATGTTACATCATCAGGTGTAACTATTATAAATTCCTCTGGCGCATACATTGCTGGCGGTGGAGGAGGAGGCGGCTCCTCTGGTGTAGAACCTCAGAACTCTGGATCTGGCGGAGGCGGAGGCGCTGGTGGTGCAGAGGGTGGCTTTCCTTTTGGCCCTGCTTGGCAAAATTCAGATCAAGGTAGCGGTTGGCCCAATTATACTACTAATGGCCCAAACTATTCAACCTTTGGTATATATGGAACAGACAATAGCAATGTTCCTAGAATTGGTTTTGGTGGTGCATTAAATGAGCGAGGCTTTAGGTTTACATCATCTAATTATTCTTGGTCAAAAAGCTATGGTGGTCAAGCTGGTGGTGCTGGTTGGAGATCTGCAGACGAGGACAGTGTATCAACAGGAGGAGACGGAAGCGGTAGAATACTACCTGGAACTAGATACACTACTGGTATTAGTGGCAGCACTTATGGTGGCGCTGCTAACGAAGCAGGTCAAAACGGTGGAGCAGGTGGTAACACAGGATCGTCAGGCGGTGGCGGTGGCTGGGGTGCAGCAGGTGGAAGAGGCTATCGTGGTGCTTTTACATCTGTCCAGTGTCAAGGCGGTTCTGCAGGATCAGCTATAACAGGCACATCAAGAACGTTGAGCAATAGCGGCACAATTTATGGTGGAACATAATGGCACTTCAAACTAGCGGTCCTATTAGTTTAAATGACATGCACGTAGAAGTAGGTGGCACTAGTGGTACTTTGTGTTCTGTAAATGATGCAGATATTCGTGATTTAATTAGTAGGGGTGCTAACACTTCACAAAACTTCCAAGAGTATTACGGCAAGTCAGCGGAGACATCATTACCTACTAGTGGTAGTACAATAAATGGACAGGCACAACTTAAACGTATTAGTGCATCAAGCTATATCTCATCTGGTGGCACACTAAGAGTTCCGTCTAATATGTGGGTTTGGTCAGATAGCACATCACACGCTGCCTTAACTATAGACATACCTTGTACTGTTATAAACGATGGTAAGATTATAGGTTGTGGTGGTAGAGGTGGAAATGCTGGTTATTATAGTAGTAGCTATTATGGACTTGCAGGTGGGCCAGCAATAAATGTTACATCTAGTGGTGTTACAATTACTAATTCATCTGGTGCTTACATAGCAGGAGGTGGCGGTGGAGGCTCTACTGATGCTGTAAGACACCTATCAGGCACATACCAAAATGGAGGCGGCGGCGCTGGAGGTGGTGCTGGAGGTGGTGCTGGTGGTTCAGGAGGCGCACGTTCAGGTACTTCTACTTTAGGAGGTAGTAATGCTGCAGGAGGAGCGTTAAACGCAACAGGAGCTAACGGTTCATATTCTGATCCTTATACTGGTGGATCAGATCCCTACGCTGCTGCTGGATCAGGTGGAGGCGCTGGTGGAGGTGCTGGAGGTGCTGGAGGACAGCAACAATACCTAGCAGACGGTGGTGCAGGAGGACGTATATTGCCAGGAACAGGCGGCTCTGGAGGTGGTGCAGGTGGTAGCAGAGCGGTAGCAGGTACTTCAGGCGGTAGCGGAGGTAATGCAGGAGTAAACAATACAAGTTATAATTACCACAATGATCAACCTGGATATGGCGCTGGTGGAGGCGGTGGCTGGGGAGCCAGCGGAGGTTCAGGACGAGCAGGTCATAATGCAGGGGGATCTGGAGGAGCAGCAATATCAGGAACTTCAAGAACACTAAGTAATAGTGGTACAATTTACGGATCAACATAATGAGCAGATACACCTACGCAGGACAAACATACGGTACTATAACAGAGCTTGAAACTGCAGTTACAAATATGAAATCGGCACTAGACGGTAGACCTACTACTTGGTGTGTTGTTAAGCCTATGATAAACCCTAGAACTATAAAGATATATACTGGGGATGTAATTGGTTACGACTCAGGGGAGCCTTTAACAGACATAGAGATAAACGAATTAAGTAGTTCTGATACTGTATATAATGTTTATTCTATTAATGACGGAGATAATTTTACAGAAGTAGCAGAAGCTGATGTTGCTCAAAAAGTAAGAGCAATGCGAACATCTTACGCTAGATGGTTAGCAGTAAATAAATATTATGATAACGAAGAAGAAGCGGTAATGAACGTAACAAATGAGGATATGTCGAGCTATGTCTAGCATCACACCAGAAGAACTAGAAGATATGCTAGATCGTGCAGCAAAGCGTGGTGCTACAGCAGCATTGCGTGAGGTAGGGTTGCATGATGACGATGCTCGTAAAGATATAATCGAGATGCGTAACTTACTAGAAACATGGCGTGACACAAGAAGAGGTGTGTGGTCTACTATTGTAAAGATGTCAACCGTAGCAGTAATAACATTCATTGCAGCATCACTGTGGATGCAAATAGGGAAGTAGAAAATGGCTAAAAAATTTATGGGTTTCAAGCCTGAAACAATGGAAAAGAAAATACTACCAGCATTAGGCTACCAAGGGGCAATGGATCAAAAATCTATAAATGCTTTCCTAGCATCTAGTCCTTCTGCAGCAGCCAAGATGGGTAAGTATACTATGGCAGCTAGGCAGATGGTTGAGGGTAAGCGCATTGGTGCTGCTACTGGATTATTTGGCGGACCTAAATTTGGTACACAAGCATATAAAGATTTGACAGCAAAGACAGCAGCTAGGGCAAAAGCAGAACAAGATTATAAAAAGACTATGAGAGAGGGTACTTTAAGACAAAGACTAGATGCAAATCGTTTTGTAAACAAAGATGGATCTTTAGGTGCAGTTAACCCAAACGCTTTATCATATGCTATTCGAGGGGATAACTCTGATGGTGGAGGCGGTAATGCAGCAGCACAATCTGTGAGTGGTGGTCAAGTAGTACCTATGCCAGTAATTCCCGGCACAACTTCAGGTGGCACTAGCGGTGGTGGAACAGGAGCAGGAGTAAATGCTATGCCAAGTGGTGCAGCCTTAACGCAACAAGCAGGAACAAATCCGGGTAGTATGGTAAGTAGAGCAAGCGTTGTAGCTCAAGACGGTGGACCAAATACACTCATAGCACAGAATGCAGGGCAAGCACCAGCAGCATCGCAAGCAGCAGTCACAACAGCAGGGCAAGCAGCTACAGCCCCAGCCCCAACCGTTACACCAGCAGCACAAATGACTGCTGCACAATCTACCCCTGCACTAACACAAGCAATGCAAGGTATGCAGGGTGAGCAAGGACAACTAAGCGCAGACTCTATAATGAATGCTGCACAAATGGACCCTAACTCTGCTGCATCATTACAGTTAGAAGCTGCACAACTAGGACAGGCACAGACAGTACAAGCACCTAATCCTTTAGCAGTAACACAAGCTCAACTTGTTGATGGTACTGCAGTAAAAAATTCACAGGTAGATTCTACTCTAGCTAAAGCTGAAGCCGCTCTCGTACAAGATGAGATGGCTGACTTGATGCAAGACTTTCAAGGTGGTAACACACCAGTGTGGGCAGCAGGAGCTATGAGAGCAGCTAACGCAGCTATGGCAGCACGTGGTTTGTCTGCTTCAAGTATGGCAGGTATGGCTATAACACAGGCAGCTATGGAAGCAGCACTGCCCATCGCTCAGATGGATGCAAACAACAAGCAAGAAATGGCTTTGATGAAAGCAGAACAACGTGCTAAGTTTATGGGCATGGAGTTTGATCAGAACTTTCAAAGCAAAGTAATAAATGCTGCACGTATATCTGAGATAGCTAACATGAACTTTAGTGCAGAGCAAACCATCGCACTAGAGAATGCTCGTATGGCTCAGACTGTAGACTTAGCTAACCTCAACAACAGGCAAGCTAAAGTTATGGCTGATGCAGCTACCATGACACAGATAGACATGGCTAACCTTAATAATAGACAGCAAGCCAACGTACAGAATGCTCAAGCTTTCCTAGCTATGGACATGCAGAACTTAGACAATGCTCAACAGATGACTATGTTCAAGGCTAGAGAAACTGCTAACTCTATCTTGAGTGATACTGCTGCAGAGAATGCATCACGACAGTTTAATGCTGCATCACAAAACCAGACAGATCAGTTCTTTGCAAACCTTGGAGCGCAGGTAAATCAGTTTAACGCAGAACAGCAGAACGCTATCAGACGTTTCAATGCAGGTGAAACAAATGCGCTGGCACAGTTTAACGCTGCACAAGAGAATGCACGTGAACAGTTCAATGCACAGAACCACCTTGTAATTGCACAAGCTAATGCTCAGTGGGCGCAGAACATTACTACTGCAGCCAACGCAGCAGCTAACCAAGCTAACAGAGATGCAGCACTAGCTGCTAACAACTTAACTACAACAGCTTACAACAACGCAATACAAAGAGAGCGTGACTTACTAGCATGGGCATGGCAGTCAGGCGAAAACCAAGCAGACAGAGACAATGCACTAGCCAAAGCTAAGATTGAAGCTACAGGCGAAGGAGGCAACTTACTTGAAAACGCTGCTGGTGATTTTGTTAGTGAGCTTGTTTCAGCAGGAACAAAGATTATACTTGGAAACATCTTGGACTTTAATCCATTTGCAGGACTGGGAACATAATATGTACGATCCAAAATTCTCCGTAAAACAAATGTATAGCAACTACGGTAGTTCTTTTAAAAGCAATACAAAAACTAGTAACGCAAATAAACAAGCTGCTGATAGTATGCGTTCTGCTGGTGTTAGTGGGTTAGGCTCAAGACCTACCTTTAATTTTAACAGAGATGATGACAGCAGTGGGGCAGACAACAATCCAAACAGAGATGCTATGGAAACTAGATCTACTGTAGATAAACTGTATAATAAGGCTGTTACTTTGCTACGTAACTTTGGTGCTAGTGAACCAGAGGATGTAATAGTAGATGGGAAAGCAGTTTATAAAGGACCAGCATTTAGAGGGTATGATCCTACTACACGTATAGGAGACTTTGGTGGAGAGTATGGTAAAAAACAATATCTTTTTGGTATGCCCAAGCTTGGCGAAGTAACACCAAGAAGTCCTACTTCTCCTACATTACCTCCTGCTGTTGATAATCCTGTACTAAATATGTTTGATGTAAGACGTGGTTTTACACGTGATCCTAATCAACTTATACCCCCTGTTCTACCAGAGTCACCAGCTAACATGGACCCTATGACTAGAGTATTGTCTCAGGCAATGATTCCTCCTTCTGATTTTCTTACAACTGCAGAATATACTGTTAGCGAAGGTGAGTCTCTACTCACTGTATTGGATACTTTAAATGCAGGTAAACCTAATAGTCAAAAAGTTACTCTTGAAGAATTAGGAGAGTTAAATAATATACCTGATGCAGTCGCTGATCCGTTTGGTAAAATAGAAAAAGGTCAAGTAATAAAAGTACCTGTAAAAAAACAAACTGCAGTGGGAGATCTTAGAGATAGAATAGAAGCAGAAAGAAGTATAGAAAGATTTGCTATTGAGTATGAAAGACTGCCTGAAAAAGAAAAACAAAAGATACAAGATAGGTATAGGTTGTTAGAACAAGCACAGCCAGCTAGTTTTATGGATGCAGAAACTAAAGCTATGCTTGACGAAACAACACCTGTCAAAGCTTCTATGGGTACACCAAGTTCTATAATTAATATAGATCCTGTTGCAAAGACCATTTCAGATTACATAAGTAAAATGTTTGGAAATTCTAAAGATACAGCAAAACCATTTACTATATCAACAAATGAGATAAAAACATTTGCAAAAGAAATGTTTGACCCAGTACAAGCTGCTGCTTTTGTTGCTACTTTTGAAGCAGAGACAGGGGGAGGTAAGTCCTTAGTAGAAAAAGGATATAGTAAAAAAAGAGCAATAGAGGTTTTTGTTAATGCTAACAAAAGAGAAGATGGTACTCTTTCAGAAAAAATGAAAGATAGAAAAAGAAGAATAGAAAAGTCTAAAAACTCAGAAGAAATATTTAATATAGTATACGGAGATAGGATGGGAAATACTCAGCCCGGAGATGGTTTTAAATACCGAGGCAGAGGTCCAATAATGCTAACTGGAAAAAATAATTATAAAGAAATAGGAGATGCTATTGGTGTAGATTTAGTAAATAATCCAGATCTTCTAATAACAGACCCAAGTGTTTCTCTTAGAGCTACTACAGCTTACTTACAAAGTAAAAACTTTCAAAGTGTTAACAGTGCTACCACCCTAGCAAACGTAGTAGGACACTCAAACCCACAAGGTAAAGAGGGTATAAGAAGATGGAACAACGCAAATAAATTTTATAAAGAAATGTATGGAAAACCTATGCCAACTCTTATACCTAAACAAAGACCTGCAGGATTAATGGAAAAATACACAATACCAAGACCTCAAATTAGACCAGAGAACTCATAATGTTTGGATTACCACTAGAACTAATAACAATGCTTGGCTCTACCGTACTAGGTGGAGTGATGTCCATATGGGGGCAGAGCATGAAGATGAAACAAGAGCAGAACAAAATGCTCTTGGAACGTGCTAATGCTAACGCAAGCTTTGTAGCTGATGCACGTAACGCTGGAAAGAACGATAAACATTTCGCATGGACAAGAAGACTTATTGCATTATCTGCAGTCTTTGCTATAATAGTGTTGCCAAAGTTGGTTGCTGTGTTCTATCCAGAAGTAGGCGTATACGTAGGATACACTGAGATACAGGTAGGTTTCTTAGATTTTATCTTTGGGCCGGGTGAAGAAGTAGTTAAGTGGAAGTACGCACAAGGATTTGTAATAACACCACTAGATACACACATCGTATCAGCTATAGTCGGCTTATACTTTGGTGCAGGATTTACTAAGTAGGATAAAAACATGCAGAAATTATCACCATTCGATAGGCCAATTCCAGGTCAGTCTTTAACAGGCGAACCACGTAACAATCCGTGGGAGCAGCCAGCAATGATGTCTGATGTAGAAGAGATAACAAAGTTCTACATTGAAAGGATGGCTAACCAAGAAGTCATAGATGATTTTGCTGCTGTATGTCAGGCTGGTATATCACTGAAGCCCGTAGTAGAAACTATTTTAAGCTCTGCTACTATGCGAGGTATACATTCTGTAGATGCTGGCATGGTAGTTGCTCCTGTCCTACATGAGTTTCTTAAGCAAGCGATTACAGCCCAAGGCGTAGAAGTAAAAGACGATGGCAGAGACTATCAAAAAGAAGCGGAAGAGAAAGAGTTGACACGCTTCAAAATACTAGCAGGTAAATACTTGAATGAGAACCCTGATGATGGAACAGATCCGGGAAAACAAATGTTAAGTGAGTTGGTTGATGAACAGCCAGAGGAAGAAGAGACACCAGAAGATAAGCCCAAAGGCTTGATGGCGAAAGGTTAGTAATATGGCATTTAATTGGGAAGCATTCGCAGCTAGGTTTATTGAAGGGCAAACGAAAGCTATAAGGAAAAGACGAGAAGACGCTGAAGAGTTCGAAGAAGAACAGAAGGAAGCAGCAGACCGTAATCAGAAAGCTCTTAGTAATAGGATTCTACTGGCTCAAGATGCAGCACAGATGGGTAGAAAAGCTATGGAGCTTGGTGCTACTCAAGAACAAGTTATGGCTGCTATGTCATCAGGTGCTATGGGTATCAAAACTTTTTACGATAAACTTATTGCTGCTGCTAATCAAAAAGGTATGACTAGATTAGGTGAGGCTGACATAGAACAGATCATGGGTATGCCTGAAGTGTTCGAGGTAAACCCTGAATACATAGACATGGGTCTGCAGGAGTTCGCTAAGATTACATATGGTGCAGCACCTAGACCGGGAATGGGTAAAGCAGAGATTGAAACAAGCGACAGTATAATTGCACAGTTGTTTGGACTTGATGCTATGAACCAAGCAAAGAAAAACCTTCAAGAAACACAGTACATGAATGGTATGTCCGTAGCTGATGTTAATGAACTTGCACGTCAGGCAGAGTATGACTCACTGTTTCCTAACTTGGGTGTTAACTTTTTTGACAGAGAGTTCTATGGACCAGAAGCGGCTGGCTCATTTATAAAAGAGGTAAACGATGCATCTGCAGCAGCTATAACTGGAGCAGCAGCTAAAGCTCACAGAGAGTCTATGGTTGATCAACTTACTCTTAAACAAACTAAAACAATAAATGGTGTACCTAACCCTGATTATGATGAGTCCATGTTAGGTATAAGCCCAACAGAAGTTGAGCGTAGAGCAAATGAATATCTTGTTCAACAATCATTACGTCCTTTAGTACAAACTTATGTAGATAAGTATGGACAGACTGGTATCTTTGATCATCAAACTTCAGCCGACTTAATCAAAAAGATTATGGGCGAGGATTACTATCAAGAACAATTAGAATTAATCAAAGACTTTAGTGAAACACCACAAGAAGAGGAAACACAAACTGAACAGCCTACCAACACAGAACAAAATCAAGAAGATCAAACACAAGAAACTACCGAAACGCAAACGTCCGATCCAACAGATCAAGAAACGCCGATACCTACAGAAGAAAGCAATGAAGAGCTAACTGAAGAAGAGCAGTATATACAGGATGTTGTAAGTAAGTACCCACCTAAACCTGAGAGTAGGTCTTTGTTTGATCTTTCAAAAGATACAAGAGAGTGGAATAAAAAGTATGAAGGTAAGCTTAATGAAGATGGTACACCTATCATAGTATCTCCTAGACCTGCTGAAGGTGGCGAAAAGACAAAAACAATTCCAAAGATAAACCAAGTTACTGGTAGACCTATGGCAGGTACTTCAGGCAGAGAGGTTACTGAAGCTGAGTACTGGGATTTCATGTACGCTGAAACACACTACACTAATGGCAGACCTAAACTACCAGCAATAGAAAGTTAAAGCATGGCAAGTTACTACGAGAACAAGAACTTTTTTGATAGGCTTTCAGGTGGTAGTGTTGCCCCTCCCGAGAGAGAGGAAGATTTCTACATAGATAAGAATACTACCCTCAAGAAAAACGACTTGATGAAGTACCAGTATGTAACTCCTATACGTGACTACATGGTAGAGCGTAAAGGTGTAGACTACAAGAACATGACTGATGAAGAAGTCATTGATGATTTTGTACAGCACATGAGATACTTCAACGCTAACACTGTATCAACTACAGGTGAGCTTAGATTTATAAACAAAGCTAGTGATGCACAGAAAGCTAAAGCTAGAAAAGCTTATGAGATATACGAACAGCTTGGTAATGTATTCCAGAACGATGGAGCTATGGGTGCTGTAGATGGTGTAAAAGATTACATCTTTGCTGCAGCTAAAGACCCAACAAACTACATTGGTATAGCAACTGGTGGTATTGGTAGGTTCCTTGCAGGTAGTGTGTCAATTACTGGTAAGAAAGTTGTAAGAGATGCAGTAAAAAGAGCAGGACTACAAGCTGCAAAAGATGGGGCGTCAAGGGAAGAGATAAGAAAAGCTGCAGTCAAAGCAGGTAAGGAAGCTGCAAAAAGGGCAGTGAAAGCTGGTACATCTGATAACCAAGCAAAGAAAGTAGCAGAGAGAGTAACACAACAGGTTACTAAAGAAGGACGTAGAAACGTAGCCTTAGATGCTATGAAGAAAAAACAACAAGATCTATTTGCACAAGCAGGTAGAACATCCTTGAAAGCTACTATAGGTGCAGATGCAGGGTTTGCTATGCTGCATGACAATCTAGCACAGAACACTTTGATGGAAGCAGGAGCGCAAGAGCAGTACAGTAAATCACAAACAATCTTTTCTTCTTTGTTAGGCGGTGTAGCAGGTGCAGCACAGCTAGGCTTTGGTAAGTTCCGTGGTGTGTCAGGCTTTGAAGAACCAACCACTACACTAGAAAGTATATCTAAAACAGTAATAGAAAACAATTCAGCTACACTATCAAAGAAAGATTCTAAAGCTGCAGCTAAACAAATCAAGCAAGATGTAGAAGAGTGGAATAAGAAAGTAGCATCAGGCTACAACATAAACACTGCTGTCATGCCATCTGATTTAGTTAGAACTATTACACTAGGTAGTGATGGTAAAGGTGGATTAGCAAAGCTACTAAATGAGAAGGGTATGAAGATACCATCTAACAAAAAGGTAGCTGATGTTGTAACTAATGTAGTTAGGTTCTTACCTGAAGAAGATCTCGTTGAGATAAACAAAGCTATGGGTAAGTATACAGACTTAAAGCTAGGAGAGATAAGTGAAGATGCAGGTACAGAACTAAGAGATTTACTAGCAAAAGATATATCCGAAGCAGGTAAGACATTAGCTGTAATGTCACAGGCACGTAGGATTGTTGACGGTGGTATCGTAGCTGCTGGTGACAAGAACAAAAGAACTATGGAAGATGACATAGAGGATGCTGTCAAAGAAGTAGAAAAAATGAAGAAGTCTGAGCCTCTCAAGTATGGTCAGTCTGTGTGGAAACGTCTACTTGTTTCATCTCCTGCTACAACCATGATCAACGTTGCTGGCTTTGCTCAGTACTATGTAGGTCAGACTATGGCTGACTTGTTCAACTCTACTATGCTAGGTATGAAAGCGCTGGGTCAGTCTACATATGACTTGACTGCAGCAAAAGAAACAATGCGTCAAGCACGTGCTTTAACTCTTATACAAGCACAGAAGTTTCGTAATCTAGTAGATCCGTACACTACACACGATGCATACCTGCGTTTCTTAAATGATGCAAATAATCAAGAAGTACGTAAGAGATTGTTTGAAACTATGGCTGGTGGCGTAGAAGCTACAGCAGATAGATACGGCATAAATCCTAACAATAAATTTTTTAAGAATGTAGAAGCTGCTGCTACTGCAGCCAGTCAGGTATCTGGTGTACGTATACAGGATAGCTTTACTAAGTCTCAAATGTTCATGACTGAGATGGATAAATATCTACGTCTTAATAAGAACATGACATTAAAAGAGGCTATACTAAAAGGTGATGATCCTGATGTAGAGATAGTACAAGGTGCGCTGGACAGTACACTCAAGTCTGTGTTCTCTAAAGACTACACAACAGCAGAGCAACCAGAGCTATTAAGAACTGCAGCTAAGTTTGCTGAAACATTTTCTAACACTCCAGGTTTGGGAACGATCTTACCATTCGGTAGGTTTTTTAACAACGTTGTAGCTACAGCTTATCAGTGGTCACCACTAGCTGCACCACAACAGTTCTACAAGTTTGCTAGAAACCTATACACAAAAGAGCCAGATGTCACAGATAGAGATGCGCTTGCTCGTATGATAGTGGGTAGCACTGCATTACGTTTGTCTATGGACTACGACAATGAGCGTAGAGAAAAAGGTTTAGGTGTGTATGAGGTAGACGTAGGTGGTGGTACTATCGTTGATGCTAAGAACACATTCCCATTCTCTTTGTGGTTAGCTGCAGGTAGAGTGATGAACCTGAGAAGAAACGGTGAACAAGTTCCACAAGAGCTACAGCAAGAGCTAGGCACACAGTTAGTTGTAGGTCAGCTTGCACGTGATGCACAGTTTGCTAACGACATAAACAACTTAATAGACGTAATAACAAATGTTGATGTGGATAAACAAGCAGCAGCAATAGATGGCTTCTACAAGGTAGGTGGTAACTTTGTCTCAGGCTTTACTCGCCCACTAGACGCACTCAACAAAGCTGTAGGTTTTGCTACAGGTACAGACAGTGCTAGAGATGTACGTCAAGCAGATGGGCTGAATGTATTTACTCAGTCTGCTACAAAGTATGTCGATAACATAATCGAATCATTCATTGATAAGACAGATAGTATATCAGGGGAAGAGTTGAGAGTAGCTACAAGGGAAGGTGATGTATATGATCCTAATCCCTTTGCACGTATCTTTGGTTTAACAATAAAACCGGGAAGAACGGCTACAGAAAAGGTGTACTCTATGGCAGAGATGCACCCTTGGAAAGCTAGTGAAAGGACAAACCTACCTGCCTATGATAAGACCTTTAATGGTTTGCTTGCGCCACTGCTTGAGGTGTACACACAGCAGCTATTAGATGATCCTAAGTTTCAGAAAGCTAACCTCACAATGAAACGTGAGATGCTAAAGAAAAGAATGTCAGATGTTAAGTCTGTCATAAGAGAGCGGATGGAGAAAGGTTTTTCAGGAGGAGAGGGGCGTACTCTTAGGAAAGCAGCACAGGCTTCTAGTAAGTACAGTAAAGAGATTAGAAGAGAAGCTTTGGAAATGATGAAGGAGAGCTACGGAACAACAGGCTCCCTAGAAGACATGAGCTTCAGAGAGCTTGATACCTTTATGAGGTTTGCTGACTACCTTAAAACAATAAAGGATGAGGTGGGGTCACTTTGATACGTAGCTGTGACCTGCCCACATCTTACACTCAAGAAGTTTATCTCTAGCTTTCTTGCGCTGATCATTATCTTTTAAGTTATCTAGTAAAAATTTGTCCACTACCTGTATGGCTTCTCGCAAGTCTTTCTTAAACTGTTCTCGCTTTGCTGCCATATATTCCGTGGCTTCTCTTTCTATATTCATTAGCCTGTCTTTTCTAAGTCTATGGTTATATTGTTCAGTATAGTTTTAGCTTGTTCTATATCTAACTTGAACCACTCCCCCCTTACTTCTTTTGCTATTTTATTTGCTGCCTTATGTGCCTCTGCTTCAGCAGCACGTCTGTTGTTTGTCACAACTACGTGTTCTATCTTGTAGTCTCTGAAAGGACTACTAGTCTGATAGCTATTGCATCTATCGTCAGCATCTACAGCCATACCTATCTTGACCCACTCAGGCCAAGCAGGATTAGTTATGGCATATACATACCCTTCTTTAATAGAATCTAACTTATATGTACCATCAAAGGCTGCATCACTAAAAGTTTTGTAGCGTCCAGGTTTATATAATGGATGCTTGTTTGATATGTATTTACCATTTACAAACATCCTTTTAGGATTACGTATAGGATTACCCCTAGTATTTGTAGCACGATATTTTTTATTCCAACAAGGCTTGCACATTGTCGGTTGGGGAAGTTTTATATTGCTTTCATTTAACTCTACATTACAATATTTACAACAAGCCATTCTATACCTCCTGTGGTATTTGTGTACACCATACCCAATATTCTGCGTTGGACATATGCTCAGGTCTAGTAGCATCTAACATGCCTCTACGTACTACCACCGCTTCTTGACATTCATCCAAGCTAGGATAAAACTTTTGATCACTCATTACAGTGGACTGA